AATGAGAATGATTCTCAACAACTAAATGAGAATGATTCTCATTTGGCTATATAATGTATTAGTCAAAGTCCCCTACCCTTCTGATAAAATGGTGATATTAGCGGGTTGGGGGCAAAAAAATGGAGCAGGGGAGAGTGATGGATGCAATAAAATTGTTTGCAATCATTTTTTGTGTGTTTTTTCTGGCTGCCTGTATGGGTAAGTATTTATCCATAAAGATAATTGTAGGGTGGTAATTAGATGACTAACCCATGCTGTAAATAATCAATACTAGAAGAATATTTAGACTCTTCTCGTAAAGGTAAAAATCCTTCCCGCATTTACAACAAAGAAGTTAGAGAGTAGCAATGAAAAAAGCTAAACAACTAGGAAAAGAATTAGCCCTTGATATTTTTAAATGGCAAGTGCGATTTTTGCCGATGCCCCAGCGTGAGCGGGATCATGCGATAGAAGCTCAGCAGAAGGGGTTAGGATTGGACAATAAAAAAGGGGAGAATAAATGAAAAAAGGGGAGAATAAATGAATTTAAAGGATTTAAAGAAGGCCGGTGAGTTATGAAAGATTATTTTATAGTAGTAATTATTATCTGTATGTCTATTATCTCAGTATCAGAGATTGAGCAAGCAGTTATAAATGCTAAAACATACGAATTAATGAAGCACTTTAGCGAGTAAATAATGAGAAAAGCTACGGAAGGCACTCACTGTTGTACATACATCAAATGGTTTGATATGCAGCATCCTGCATACAGCGACTATCTACATCATCTAGCAAATGAGGGTAAGCGATCTCCGCGAACCGGGGCTTATCTTAAAGCGATGGGCATGCGCCGTGGTTATCCTGATTACTTTTTAGGGATACCCGCCGGAGATTGGTACGGTATGTACCTGGAAATGAAGAAGCCTGACGAGAAAAATAAGAAATTACCAGCGCATCAAGTAACAATGCTTAAAAAGTTAGCAAGAATGGGGTATTATGTATATGTCGCTTACAGTGCAACTGATGCAATAGAAATAACTGATTTATACTTAAAACATCCATTAAATGTTCCAGTTATCACTTTTGTAGATGATAAACAAGTGCGAAACGCCCGAGAATAAGGGCGCTAATACTGATAGTAGCTCAGTCTGGTCAGAGTGCTCCACTTGGACTGGAGAGGCCGTAGGTTCAAATCCTACCTATCAGAAATAAAATGAGTAAGTTATGGAAGACTTTGAAAAACTAAAACAGATGTTAATGTGCGATGAAGGTGTCGCATTTACGACATATAAATGCACAAGCGGCAAGTTAACGGTTGGAGTCGGACGAAATCTTGACGACACTGAGCTTGATTTCACTGAGATTTCGCTCATGCTTTCTAATGATATCTATAAGATTTATCAGATACTAAATTCCAAATTTACATGGTTTTGTCACTTAAACGAGGCCAGACAAATGGCATTAGTTAATATGTGCTTTAATATTGGCTTTGCGGGTTTTTGCTCGTTTAAGAACATGTTAGCAGCGTTAGAGCATGGCAACTGGCTACAAGCTGGCGAAGAAGTATTAAATAGCCGTTACGCTACTCAAGTAAAAGATAGAGCCCGACGAATTGCTCATATCATCGTTGAAGGTGAAATTCCAAAGGACTGGTACAATGAATATCAAATTATTAGATAAACTAAAAGACATCATATTGCATCCTAAGAAATCTTTGACGTATGAAAATGTCGAAGACAAAATGACGCTTGGGGCTGCGGCGTACGTCCTGATATCAGTCTTAACAAATATTACTTACGCTATCGAAACAGACGGTTTCCAGTTCAAAGATTTGTACCCTGCACTAAGCTATGAGGGCGTAGGTGCCGTGGTATTTATTATTTATTTTGCAAGACGTTTACTAAAAAAAAGGAAGAGTGAAAAATGAAAGTAATGTGTAAGTGTTGCCGGGGTTCTGGTAAACAAATGGGCGGGGGGTTTGTACAAACAATATGCGAGAATTGCGATGGAAGTGGTAAAGTTATACTTAAAACAGCTGATGATAAGAATAAAGATAGCAAAGATAAACGTGAAACTGTGCTTGCTTCTGACAGTGCAAAAATTGATAAACGTAGCGCGGCGTACAAAAAAGCTATTAAAGAGCTGGTTGAGCAGGGATTAAGTGAAAAAGAAGCAAAAAAGGTTTTCGACGATGAATTGGAGAAATTAGATGGTAAAACATCCTAAGCAGACCAAACAATATACAAGATCAATTTGCCAGCAAATAATCGATGTCTTTTCAGAAGGCGGTACATTGCCGGAATTTTTAGATAAAAAAAAGATTATCTATTCTACTTGGCGCGGATGGCTTGCGCGGTATCCGGAGCTTAAAGAAGCATACGAGCTAGCGAAGATTGCAAAGATTGCGCATAGTCATGGCACACTAAGAGATTGGGTGCTAGAAGATAAGCCAGTCAAAAACAAGACTGCTTTAGAGAAATATATTAAGCATGTTTTGGAGCTAGAAGATAATGCTGTGCAAACTACAATCAACGTTGATGCTGATAAAATGAATGACGAAATGTCAGAAGATATCGAGAAGTATCGCGAAAAATGGCAGCGTGCGTTTTGATAGATAAATTTACGGATTTTGCAGAGGAGTTAAAAGGCTCGCTATGGAAATTCACAACGTACTTTTATGAAAAGAGGACGGGGCGCCCGTTTGTCTTGTCTTTGCCGGATGGGAGAGAGACACATTACAAAACAGTTTGGAAAGAGTTAACCAAGTTTTTTTACTTAGAAACTAATCGGCTAATGATTAATCTTCCACCTGGGCACGGTAAGTCGACTATGCTTGTTTACTTTATCGCCTGGTGTTACACGCATTACCCCGATTGTCAATTCTTGTACATTTCTTTTACAAAGACATTAGCAGAGAAACATACTGCAGAGATTAAAGCGGTTATGTCTATGTTTGAGTATCAGAACCTTTTCGGTGTAAAGATAGCACAAGACTCAAGTGCCAAAGGCAGATTTAGAACACACTCAGGAGGCACAGTAACGGCTTATGGTTCAGCTGGTTCAATTACAGGTCAAGATGCTGGGCTTCCAAACTTGGATCGTTTTAGTGGTGGTGTGCTAATGGATGACATGCATAAACCGGATGAGGTTCACAGTGATACCATGCGAGAGGCCGTCATTGATAACTATAACCAAACCATAAAACCGAGACCCAGAGCCGACAATGTGGGTCTAGTTTATCTCGGGCAAAGATTGCATGAAGCAGACTTAGGCGCTTTCTTAGAGTCAGGAGAAGATGGATACGACTGGCGTACTATAAAGCTTAAAGCTATTGATGATGCCGGGAACGTACTAGCACCTAACATCAAATCATTACATGCCTTACGTATTGAACAAGACAAAAACCCTTACGTATTTAGCTCTCAGTATCAACAAGAACCTGTACCAGCTGGCGGCGGTATATTTCAAACCAGTTGGTTTCCTAAACTTGATATTACGCCTAAGATTGTATCAACATTTATAACCGCAGATACGGCGGAAACTGAAAAAGAATATAATGATGCGACAGTGTTTAGTTTCTGGGGTCTGTATAAACCGGTTATACATGGGAGAGAAATTGACGACCTATATGCCCTGCATTGGTTGGATTGCTGGCAAATAAGGGTAGAGCCTGCTGATTTAGTGAATAACTTTATGGACTTTTGGGCAGAATGTATGCAGTTTCATGTTAAACCATCGCTTGTAGCTGTGGAGAAAAAAAGCACAGGCAGTACGTTGATTAGTTATATTAAGCGCACCCCAGGAATTAAAGTACATGAGATTAATAGAGGCCGAGGCTCTGGCAGTAAGACAGAAAGATTTTTACGAGTACAAGAATATGTTTCTCAAAATCTGGTAAGCTTACCAACTGACCGACCGCACACAACGTTATGTATCGAGCATATGGGTAAGATTACGGCAAACAACACGCACAGATTTGATGATATAGCCGACACCCTTGCTGATGCTGTTAAGATAGCATTAATCGATAAACTTATAATTAGCACTATGAATAGGAAGAAGGAGAGCAGGGATGTTAGCAAACGCGTCATGGCATCATATAGCAAAATTAATCAACTCAGGACGCAAGCGTATAGTTAGCAAGCTTAAGAAACTGGCTAGACGGTGCAAGTAATTAAATAGTACGATAGAATAAGTCAAAAATTACACAAAAGTAGGGCAAAATGGATTTTGCAGCCGACCAGTACCAACACGACTTGGTGCGTATTAAAGATAATATCAAAGAGTCTTACGAATATTTCGAGGACAACTACCGCAGATTTAATGAGTTCCGAAAGTTTGTATTTGAAAGCTCATTAACTCAAAAAGACAGGGACCTGCTTCAGGCGCTTCAACGTCCTGTATTAGAGTTCAATGTTTTAGAGGCCTATGTATCGCGCATTCTAGGTGAGCTTTATCAGCAAAAACCCGGTGTACAAGTGACATCTAATAACCCTGAAAATATAAATCCACAGGTTATTAAGTTTCTCGAGGTTCACTTGCGTAGTGTCTTTGAAGATAGAAACAACCGGCACAAAGTCTATGAGTTTGGGAAAGATATTTTATCAGGAGGTTTTAGTGCGGCTAAAGTCTTCACTGATTACACCTCCGAAATGTCTATGCGCCAGATGATCGACTTTAATCGGGCATTTGACCCGACACTGTGTGGATGGGACCCGGCAGCTAGGCTGTCCCATAAAGGTGATGGTAATTATTGTTTTGAGATTATTCCGAAAACTAAAGAAGAATTAAAGTCTATATTTCCAAAGCTTGATGTAAAACGATTCAGCTATTCGAAAGCATTTGAAGGCTTTAAGTGGTCCTATAAGAGTAACAAGAAAGATTACGTACTTGTTGTTGACTACTACGAGAAAAAGAAAAAAAGTAAAAAGATTGTAGAGTTAAGTGATGGCAGAATAATTTTTGATAAAGATTGGAAAAAAGAACTTGAGGCCTACGAAAATCCGTTAGAAAGTTTGATCATGCAAATTAGTAGCATGACAGCACCATACGTAGTTAAAGATCGCTATACAACGATTGAAACTATTTGTCGTTATAGGCTATGTGAAAACAAAGTTTTAGAATACACAGAAACAGATTATAATCATTTACCCATTATTTTCTTGGACGGCAATTCAATATTGCTTAGAAACAATGAAGGTAGTGACATTCGCCAGATTACAAGACCTTTTGTTTATCATGCGAAAGGCGCGCAACAGCTTAAAAACGCATCTGGTATCGCGCTTGCAAATGAGATTGAGAACTCTGTACAACACAAGTTTATGATCAAGCAAGAAGCGTTGCCGGAAAATCCAGATTACTTAGATGCATGGACGCAGTATCAAAAACCATCACTTATGGTTTACCAAGGTTATCTTGATAATAACCCTGATCAACCAATTGATAATCCTGTAAGTCCTGTCCCAAGAGTTGGCGCACCTGCTGAGATTGTTCAAGCTTTCACGGGGGCCGATTCATTAGTACAAACCATTTTAGGCTCGTATGATGCCTCACTTGGTATAAATAATAACCAACTATCGGGTCGGGCAATTCAGGAAGGTGCCAAGCAATCTAACACCGCGGTCATGCCATATATCACCGGCTTAATGGACGGCCTACAGCGTATCGCACAAATATATGTATCATTAGTTCCTAAGTACTATAAAACGCCTGTAACGCTTCCGTATGTTGACACAAAGGGCAATCGCAAGTATGTGAAGTTAGGGAAGGACGACGATATTTTAAATTATGACGATAATGTATTGAATGTAGTTGTAGAAGCAGGGCCATCATTTAGAGTTCAAAAAGAACACACACTAACCATGGTTAAAGAACTTATGGGTGTTAGTGAGCAATTTGCGGCCTTTGTTAACGCTAAAGGTCTCGATTTCATACTTGATAACATGGAAGGGCATGGCATTGATCGCCTTAAGCAAATGGTCGATGAATGGACTAAGCAGCAAGAACAGATTCAGCAACAAAAATCGCAGCAGCCTAATCCAGAAATGCTGAAGCAACAAAACGAACAGCAAAAATTACTGCTTGAGAATAAACGAATTGAGATCAACAACCAAATTTCGCAATTGAAGCTGCAACAAGATAAGCAACAAGAACAAATGAAAATGTTTATGGCAGAGCACCGAAATCAAACAGAATTAATGCGTCAGGAAGAAAAGCAAGAACTAGAAGAAATGAGAATCCAACTGGAACATATTAGGGAATTGATGGCTTTAAAACTGGAAGAACTTAAATTCGTAGACCAAAAAAAAGGAGAGCATACAAATGAGCAAGATTAAGTGGGCAGAATATGGGCAATATACTTCAAGAGAACTAATGCAAAAGCATAGAATTAATGCCCGTCAGCTCGAGCAACAGGTTTCTCGTGAAATTCGGGGCGCTACTCATCAGGAAACAAAAGAAATCTATAAAAAAGTTTACGATGCAGGATCAAGA